CAGAAAAAGAAAAAAAGGAGTAAAAAGAAAGAGCCGGAAAGGCCGAGTATCATGCACAGCAGAGAAAGCGGCACTTGTTATCTCTGCATGAAGCTACACAATGATTACAGACGACATCCGGCGCTCCAGGAGCATCACATTTTTGGAGGGTGTCCGAATCGGACACATTCAGGACACTATGGATTGAAAGTATATCTCTGCAATGTGCATCACCTGGCAGGGACAGGGCTGGAGGCAGTACACTCAAACAAAAAGGTCATGGACATGCTGCATGAAGAGGGACAGAGAGCTTTTGAGGACCGGTTCGGCAGCAGGGAAGAGTTTATGAAGATATTCGGAAAAAATTTTATCATGGAGGATCATAAACATGATGGACATTAACGACGTTAAGAAATTAATTGATAATGTGGCACAGAAGCCATTCTTATGCAGTAATACAGAGATTACGACAGACAACGGCTATGTGATTACCACAAAAGAGCATTATGAGAAATTGCGAAAACACCGTTTGTGTCAGGCGAGAGGAAGAGAAGCTATATTTCACCGATGGACAGAACTTGCAACAGTTGTTGAACCGTCGCCGCTGGCGGGTGGACATCCAGGAGGACAAACAAATATTACACTTGCAATTGTGGAATATAAAAACGGAAAAGTAGAACAGGTATATCCGGGAGAAATAAAATTCATGGACACACAAGAGTACTGGCCAGATCAAGAGAAATAATTAGTTTTAAGGAGGGCAGACATGCCAAACGTGAGACCGCTGAACAGAAAGAAATACAACATATCAAGAAGAGCTTTCCAGACTGCATACAATTACTGTCTGCAGTATAACGAATGGAAAGAAGAGTTGACAATAAAGAGAGACACAAGAGCCGGACAGAATCTGACTGGACAGCCGGGATCACATAACTGTTCTGACTCAACCGCAGACGCAGCCATGGAAGCGGCAGAGATTACACGCAAGATAAAGAAGATCGAAGAGGCAGCCATGGAAGCTGTAGGAAAAGAAAAAGAGCTGTATCCATATCTGCTGTATTATGTGACGACAGAATACTGCACATTCCAAGTGATGAAAGCCAGAGGCATTCCGTGCGAGAGATCGTACTTTTACGAAATGCGTAGGAGGTTTTACAGTATCATAGCAAGGAGGATTAAATGATAGAGTGTAACAAATGTAAAGCACAGGTAAATCTTAAAGTGAAAGAGGAACGTATACCAGGAACGGAGTTGGATGCTCAGTATATTCAGTGTGAAGAATGCAAAAAGAAATATATCGTTTTACTGAAAGACGGCAAGACAAAAGCAATGCTGCTACGCGCTAAGAACATGCAGGCCAGATACAGACGGATGTACGGGAGAAAGAACGTTGCGGAGGTGGAAGCATACAGAAAGCACATGGAGAATTACCAGAGAACAATACAGAGGTATCAGCTGCAGCTGAGAAACAATAACAAGAACCTGATAAAAGACTATCTGTAACTGCGGTACTCGCAGGACAATATAAGTGATATATTGATAGCGTGGTATAAAGATAAACCGCACGATAATTCCCCTCGAGGAGAGCTTGCAAACAGCAGGCTCTCTTTTTGGTTAGGAGGACACAATGACACAGCAGGAGATAGAGTTCGCGAGGTGGTGCGTGGCGAATGATATACACAGGTTCTATGTGTGGGGCAGATGGAAGCAGGTCCGGCAGCAGGTGTTGGACATGGATCACAACGAATGTCAGAGGTGCAGAGAGCAGCACAAGTATACTGCAGCTACGACAGTGCATCATGTGAACTATGTCAAACGGCATCCGGAGATGGCTCTGGACATCTGGTATGAATGGCATGGAACCCGTAAAAGAAATCTGATAAGCCTATGCCATGACTGCCACGAGGCGGTGCATGGATACAGGAAAACGAAACGCCAGGAACCGCTGACAGAGGAGCGCTGGGACTGACTCCCCCCGTCGGAAAATTTGCAATTTTTGGCGGCCGGCCGGAGACCGGTGGGTGGCCTCGACAAATCCGGGAAAAGTCGCGCATGATGAAAAATAAAAAAATAGGGGTGAAAAAATGGCCGAAAAAAAAGCGGATATATTAGAAAGCTTAAAAGAGCAATTGCGAAAAAAACAGGCGGATATATCTGTATTTAATGACCTTTTAGACGACTATATGACCCTCTATGATGTCAAAAAGAAGCTGAAAGCCGATATCAAAAAGCGTGGCGTGACATACGAAACTATGTCCGCAAGCGGCAAGGCGAAGATCGTGAAACAGAATCAATCCGTCAAGGACCTTGTAGCTGTTAACAAGCAGATGCTTATGATTCTGGACAAACTGGAACTGACAACAAAAGAAACGATCAAGGGGGATGATGATGAGGAATTGTGATCCACGTATTGAGGCGTTCATGGAAGCCGTCGAGTCTGAGAAGATCAGGTCTTCCAGGGATGTTAAAGCGCTGGTATCACATGTCCGAAAATGTTTTGAAACCGAAGACATATATGTAGACAGCGAGCAGTTGACGAAATACATCGGGATCGCTAAGTATTTCCCGTTCGAAACGCTGTTTCCCTGGCAGATCTTTGTAGTAGGACTACATGATTGTACATACTGGAGAGTGTCAAAAACACCGCGCTGGCCGGATCTGTTCTGTATGTTAGGACGAGGAGCCGGAAAAGACGGTACGATCGCCTGGGAAGCTGCCTGTTTGGTAAGTCCGTACAACGGAATCCGCGCATATGACGTTGATATATGCGCAAACAACGAGGACCAGGCACTGAGACCGCTGAAAGATGTGGTTGAGGCCCTGGAAATGCCAGAACATACAAAAAAACTGAAAAAGTTTTACAAATGGAGTTCTGAAAAGGTTGTTGGTATAAAAACAAATTCAACGATTCTGGGAAGAACGAACAACCCGTCCGGAAAAGACGGTATGCGTTCGGGCTTGGTGGTATTTAACGAGATACACCAGTACCAGGATTACAAGAATATCGAGGTATTTACGACAGGTTTAGGAAAGAAACCACATCCGCGCCGGTCCTATTACACAACCCAGGGAGACGTAAGAGAGGGACCTCTGGACGATATTATTGAAACAGCGGAGGAGATCCTTTTCGGAGATATGCCGGATAACGGCCTGCTGCCGTTTATCTGCCGCCTGGACAGCAAGGAAGAAGTACACGACGAAAAGAACTGGGAGAAAGCAAACCCATCCCTGCCGTATCTTCCGACGCTTATGGGCGAGACCCGGAAAGAATACCGGGATTGGCTTGTAAATCCAGAACGCCTCTCCGCGTTCATGACGAAGCGAATGAACATTCCGTCAGGATCAGTCGAGATAAAAGTCTGTTCGTATGAAAAAATTAAGCTCACAAACAGAGAAATCCCGGATCTGGACGGACGGATCTGCACATGCGGAATTGACTTTTCAAAGATCACGGACTTTGTTTCCGTGAATTTGCATTTTAGAGACGAAAATAACCGGTATGACATCAATCATTCCTGGTTATGCAAACAGTCAAAGGATATTCCGAGGATAAAAGCGCCGCTTGCAGAGTGGGAAAGAAGAGGACTATTGACGATTATTGACGACGTAGAAATACATCCGGAGGTAATCGTTGATTATATCCAGCTTGCAATGACGCAGTATTGCATCAAGGGCGTCGCAATAGACGATTTCCGTTACGCATTGCTGGCAGGAGCGCTCAGAGAGATCGGATTCGACGCAAAAGTATACAAAAACCTGAAACTTGTAAGGCCGTCGGATGTCATGAGAGTCGCGACAGTAATAGATAGCTGCTTCGCGAATGATTATTTCATCTGGGGCGACAATCCGGTCCTTAGATGGGGAACGAATAACACGAAGATGGTCCAGTACGGAAGAAAGCCAGGGAAAAAGGATGATGCAGACATAGGAAATTATGTGTACGGGAAAATTGAAGCGAAAAGCAGAAAGACAGACCCGTTCATGGCACTTGTCGCATCTATGACCATAGAGGACATGATCCCGTATGCAGCAGCTGCAGAGCTGCCAGACATCGGCGTAATGATTTATTGAAAGGAGGTGAGGCAGAAATGGGGTTTTCATTCCGAAACCTGATCCGGGGAAAACCAGATCAGGAAGAAAAAGAACCCGAACAGTCAATTGAAAATGTTGAACGTTTCGAAATTACAGACAATCCGATTGAAAACATAGTAGCAGAGATATATCTGAGAGAACTTGCTTTTCAAAGAGCAATTCAGATCATTGCGAAACTGCTTGCGAAATGTGAGATTCGTACATTCCTAAATAGTGAGGAGATATTCCGGGACGAATACTACGTCTGGAACATTGAACCGAACCGAAATCAAAATAAGCAGCAGTTTTTTGACAAGCTGGTTGAAAAGATGTTCCGCAACAATGAGGCCCTGATCGTTGAGGGTATAGACGGACAGATCTATGTGGCGGACTCTTTCTGCACGAACAGAAATGCATTGTATGGGAATACATACAGCCAGGTTACTGTTGATGATTATACGTTTTTACGGACATTCAGATCGGCGGACGTTATGTACTTAAAGCCGAACTGGAAAAATGTAAATACAGTGCTGCAGGGACTATATGGATCTTACTCGAAACTGATCCAGTATGGTTCCAAGAATTTCCTGAAATCTCATGGATCAAAAGGGATTCTGGACATATCGACAGTAGCGCAGAACTCAAAGAATTTCAGCAAAGACCTTGAAAAATTGATGAATGAGTATTTCAAGACGTTTTTCGAAAGTGAAAACGCAGTGCTGCCGTTATTTGACGGTTATACATTCACTGAGGCGAAAAACGCAAAGAATTACAACGAGACAACGACGCGAGATATCAAAGCACTGTATGATGATATATTTGATTTTACGGCGCGTGCGTTCGGAATCCCGCCGTCAATTCTGAAAGGCAATGTACAGGACAACAGCAAGGCAATAGACGAATTGCTGACCGTTACACTGGATCCGCTTGCAGAGTCCCTGGCAACAGAGATCAATCGCAAGCGCTACGGAAAAGCAGTCCTGAAAGGCAGCAGATGTATGGTTGATACGTCGCATGTTAAGCATGTAGACCTGTTTAGCAATGCAACTCAGATCGACAAGCTGGTGCAGTCCGGAACACATACGATCAACATGATCTTGCGTGCACTGGGACAGCCGCAGATCAACGAGGACTGGGCGGATCAGCATTTTATCACAAAGAACTATGGAACCGTTCAAAATGTTTTACAGGATATAGAGGGAGGTGGAGAAAGTGCCAAAGATGGAAACACAGAATAAAACTAATTTCTGCTTTAAGCAGGCGGCAGATCCGGCAACGCATCTGCTTTACATCTATGATGATGTGTCTGCCTATGGCGAATTTGACTGGAAAACCTGGTCATATGCAGAAAGCGAGACATCTGCGAAGTATTTCCGCGATCAGCTGGCCGCAATCCCGGCAGAGCACACGATTGAGTTGCATATCAACAGTAATGGCGGATCTGTAAAAGAGGGTGTTACAATTTACAACCTTTTAAAGCAGTCCGGAAGCCATGTAAAAGGAATCGTGGACGGCGTTGCATATTCCGTCGCGTTCGTTATATTGCAGGCGTGTGATGAAAGAATCATGGGAGTAGGAACAACAGCTCTGATTCATGAGCCATGGGTTACAGCATCCGGAAACGCCAGGGAACTGAGAAAGACAGCGGACGATCTGGACGTGCTTACAGCAAGCAATCGCAAGATCTTCCTAGAACGCTCGAATCTGGATGAACAGCAGCTCGCGGACATGATGACCGCAGAAACATTCCTGACACCGGAGGATTGTCTGCAGTACGGCCTGATCGACAAGGTAGAAGATTACGGACATGCTCCGGAGGACGATACAACCAGAGAGGAGATGCAGAAACGTCTCCAGGAAGTTGTGCAGCATATGAATGACACAAAGTCATTCAGAGAACAGTTGAAACTTATGCAGAGCAGCCAGAAACCGCCAGCAGATCCAAAAGAGCCACCACACACACTGCAGGGATTCTTGCAGGGATTCAAAAAAGGAGAATAAAATGAAAAACAGAGATTTTATCGCGTTGAAAAGAGGGGAAATCCTCAACAAAATGAATGCAGCAGTTGCAGCAAATGACGCAGAAGCGTTTACAGAGGTGTTCCTGGAACTCTGCCAGGATATTGAACAGAACGTGCTGGAAGAAGCCAAAGAGCTGATGAACCAGAACGATGTGAACGTGCTTGCACAGAGAGGCGTTCGCCAGCTCACAAGCGCAGAAAGAGAATACTACGAAAAAATCATTGATGCAATGAAATCCCAGGATCCGAAACAGGCACTCAATAACATCGAGACTGTTTTCCCGGAAACAATCATCAATTCTGTTTTCGATGAACTTACAACAAATCACCCGTTACTGGCTAAAGTGAATGCAACAACTGTTTCCGGACTCACAAGAATGATGATGAACACAAACGGAGAACAGAAAGCAGCATGGGGAAAACTTACAAGTAAGATCATTGAGGAACTGACATCCGGATTCAAGGAAGTGGATGTAACTCAGGACAAACTTAGCGCATTCTTGCCAATTTCTAAAGCTATGCTGGATTTAGGACCGGCATGGTTAGATAAATACGTGCGTGAGGTACTCACAGAAGCCCTTGCAAATGGACTGGAGTATGGAATCGTAAACGGAACCGGAAAAGATCAGCCAATCGGAATGACTCGCCAGGTAGGAGACGGGGTGACAGTTGTATCCGGGGAATATCCGGAGAAAGAACCGATCAAGATCACTGCTATGAACATGATCCAGCTTGGAAACATTACATCAATCATGGCACGAAACAGCAAAGGCCAGGCAAGAGTAGTCAGCAACCTGATTATGCTTGTAAATCCGGTAGATTACTGGAAAAGAGTGCTCCCGGCAACTCGCGCAATGACTCCGGACGGCGTATACGTTTCAACACTTCCAATTCCGGTAGAAATTATTCAGTCAGCAGCAGTTAAAGAGGGAACAGTCACATACGGCATGGGAGACAAGTATTTCCTTGGAGTCGGCATGGCTAAAAACGGAAAAATCGAATACTCTGACGAGTACAGGTTCCTGGAAGACGAAAGAGTCTATCTTATCAAAGCATACGCTCACGGATTCGCCCTGGATAATAATGCTTTTGTCGTTCTTAACATCGAAAACCTGCAGCCGGTTCGCTTCGAGGTAGTAAGCAAAGTAGAGGAACACGTAGACAATGCACTTTTAGCAGACTTAAAAATCGGCGGTCTGACACTGACTCCGAAGTTTGACGCAAGTACAGAAAGCTACACTGTTACAACAACCGCCGCAACAAATACAATCACTGCATTCCCGGAATCAGCAACCGCAGACATTGAGATCAAAGTAGGAGCAACACAGGTGACAAACGGCGGAAAAGCAACCTGGAACAGTGGATCCAATACAGTAACCGTTAAAGTAACAGATGGAGAGCAGACAAAGACCTATACTGTAACCGTCACAAAAGAATGATGAGGTGAAATGCTATGTCAGAAAATGAGCTTTCAACACTTCTCGAAGAGGTCAGAAATTACCTGGACATCACCTGGGACGATCCGAAAGGAGACGAAAAACTCATAGGGATGATAAAGCGCGGCATGGCATCATTATCCGGAGTGTTAGGAGAGTGTGATTTCCTGGGGGACACCCAGGAAAAAGCGCTCCTTTTTCAGCTGGTAATGTATGAACGCTCTGGAGAACGGCAGCAGTTTTGGATAAATTATAAAAGTGAGATCATAAGCCTGCAGATAGCGAAAAAGGTGGATGAATATGCCGAGGATCAAAAACAAACAGTTTGAAACCTTTACAGACGGAGTGCTGAGTATCTGCAATGTAGAAGAAAGAACAATCACATACACAAAACTGAAAGGCATACGTTTCGGAAGCCGTACGATCGGAGAACGGCGTTATTTTGACGCGCAGACAGCAGGAAACAAGCTGTCAAAGCTCTTGAGCATTCCGGCGGAAGTTTTGAACCGGGAAAACATAGAAGTCCTGGACGTGGTTGTTATTGACTCTCAAAGTGGATGGCTCTGGGATCCTTTTGATTTCGAAAGAGATGAAATAAACGAACACAATCCGGCTCAATACAAAATCGTACAGATTCAGGAGAAATTTGATGCCACACCGCCTGCAGTATATTTGTCACTGGAAAAAATTGTGCAGCTTTACACAGACAGGAGACCGGATCGTGAGTAACAGCATCAGAATTGATGATCTGACAGCAGAGATCAATAGCCTCGTTGAAGACTACGGAAAACATTGCGCTGCGACAACAAAAGAATGCGTGAACAATGTAGCAAAAAGGACAGTTGCAAAGCTGAAACAAAATTCTCCGGTAGCAACCGGAAAATACAAAAAAGGATGGAAGAAGACCGTAGTAAAAGAGAACGCTACAAGCCTGATCGTGGCGATCCACGATACAAAATACTCCCTGGTGCATCTGCTGGAGAAAGGACACCAGAAACGGGGCGGAGGAAGAGTGGCAGCAATTAAACATGTAGAGCCTGCGGAACAGGCAGCAATTGCAGAACTGGAAAAGGAGATCGCATCAAAGTTATGATGTCAGCTGAACAGATCAAAAACATGTTAAGCGAGGTGGGACTGCCTTATGAGTACGATCATTTTACAACTCATAACTGGATAGAACCGCCTTTTCTCGTGTGGAGGATTCCAGAGAGCGACAATTTTGCCGCAGACGGAATCACATATGTAAAAATCGACGTCCTGAACATTGAATTATACTCAGACATTAAAGACTGGAATAATGAGAAAAAAGTTGAGGATATTCTTGAAAAGTACGGCATTGCATACCAGAAGACAGAATCATATCTTGAGTCTGAAAAAATGTATGAAGTCCTGTACGAAATGGAGGTATAAAAATGTCTAAGAACAAAGACAACAAAGTTAAATATAACATTAAAAATGCACATTATGCAGTACAGAAAGAAGACGAAGAGGGGACAATTTCATTCGAAACTCCGGTACCGATTAAAGGTGCCGTATCCGTGTCATTTGATGCAAACGGAGATATAACCCCGTTCTATGCCGATGGAATCCAGTACTATGTATCCGCTGCGAATAACGGATACGAGGGCGATGCGGAATTTGCACTGATTCCGGATCAGTTTAGAGAGGATATTCTGAAAGAACAGAGAGACGAAAAAGGCGTGCTGCATGAGGTTTCCGACTCTGGAGATACACAGAAATTTGCATTCCTGTTCGAATTTGACGGAGACCAGAAAGCGACCAGAAGAGTGCTCTATAACTGCACCGCAACAAGACCGTCAATCGAATCAGAGACAAAAGAAGAGAATGTTGAACCGGGAACAGAGACAATTACGATCAGCAACAGTCCGCTGGCAAATGGCCGCGTAAAAGCTCAGACAACCGTTGACACAGACAAAACAGTATACGACGGATGGTATAAGACTGTATACTATCCAGAAACTATCACGGCAGCAACTCAGAGTGCTGCGGAAACTCAGGCATCTGGTAAGAAAGTAACAGTGGGAGAACAAAGATGATTAAAACAATCAACATTGACGGGAAAGATGTGCTTTTTGCAGCAACTGCAGCAATTCCGAGAATTTACCGCATCCAGTTTCACAGAGACATTTTTCAGGACATGGCAAAAATTGAAAAGTCCGTGAAGAAATCCCAGGACAACCAGAAAGAAAACGAGGTGTCCGAGTCGGACATCCCTATTGAAGATTTAGAGATGTTCGAAAACGTAGCTTTCGTGATGGCAAAACATGCAGCACAGAAAAAAGACCAGGAGTTTCCTGAGGATGTCTACGACTGGCTGGATCAGTTCGACACATTCTCTATTTACGAGATTCTCCCGGAGATTGTAAAACTCTGGAATCTTAATACACAGACACAGGCAGAAGCAAAAAAAAACTTCGACCAAGTAGCCGGGAAATGACAACAGCGCTATTCCTCCTTAGATGCGCACAGACCGGAATCAGCATCCAGGATTTAGACCTGCTCACAGTAGGTCTGGTCCTGGATATTTTTACGGAAAAAATCAACGACGACTATAAGTGGCCAAAGATGGCAACACAGGAGGATATGGACAGATTCTAAGGGCGGAGGTGATAATGCTTGTCCAAAGGCCGCGACATAAGGGGACTCATTATTGAGATCGGCGGCGATACCACAGGACTACAAAAATCACTTAAAAATGTAAATACAGAGATCAAGACAACACAGGCGCAGCTAAAGGACATAAACAATCTTTTAAAGCTGGACCCGACGAACACAGAGTTACTGCAGCAGAAGCAGAAAGCTCTTGCAGATGAGATCAGCAGCACAAAAGAGAAGCTGGAAGCCTTAAAGACTGCAGAACAGCAGGCGCAACAGCAGTTTGTGGAGGGGAAGATTTCCCAGGAGCAGTATGACGCTCTCAAACGAGAGATCATAGCAACAGAGGAAAGTCTGAAATCCCTGGAGACAGAGGCAAAAAATGCGCCTACTCAGATGCAGCAGTCTATTGATGGACTGAATACAAAAATAAAGACAACACAGACAGAACTCAAAGAAATTGACAAGCTGTTAAAGCTGGATCCGACAAACACGGAACTGCTGCAGCAGAAACAGAGAGCGCTGTCTGATGAAATTGGAAATACAAAAGACAAGCTGGAACTCCTGAAAAGACAGGAGCAGGAAGTACAGCAGCAGTTCGCGGAGGGAAAAGCCTCACAGGAACAGTACGACGCGCTCAAGCGTACAATTATAGAGACAGAAGAAAGTTTGAAGTCTCTTGAGAATACAGTCGGATCAGGATCTGCAAAACTGGCCCAGATTTCCACGGAAGCCGGGAAAATAGGGGAGAACCTGACAACCGCAGGAGAAAAAATGCTCCCGGTTACGGCGGCGATTACCGGAATCGGAACCGCTGCGGTTAAAACGGCAGCAGACTTCGATAGTTCGATGTCGAATGTAGCTGCTATTTCTGGATCCTCTGCAGAGGATATGGATAAGCTGCGAGAACGTGCGCGAGAGATGGGCGCACAGACAAAATTCTCCGCAAAAGAAGCCGGAGACGCTATGGGTTACATGGCCATGGCAGGATGGGACGCACAGCAGATGTACGACGGCCTCCCAGGAATCATGAACCTTGCAGCAGCCAGTGGAGAAGATCTTGCAACGACATCGGACATCGTAACGGATGCACTTACTGCGTTCGGAATGGAAGCAGAAGACAGCTCGCATTTTGCGGACGTATTAGCGCAGGCATCGTCCAGCGCAAACACAAATGTCGCCTTAATGGGAGAAACATTCAAATACATTGCGCCGGTCGCGGGCGCGCTTGGATATAGTGCCGAAGATGCGGCGGTTGCTATTGGTCTTATGGCTAACAGCGGAATTAAAGCGTCTCAGGCAGGTACGCAGCTGCGATCGTCCTTGACGAATATGATTAAACCGTCAAAGGATGTCGGGGACGCAATGGAAAAATGGGGATTCTACGCGACGGAAGCTGCCACAACAATAGACCAGAGCAAAATTGACAAGCAGATGGTCAGAGTGCAAAAAGCATCTCTGGCAGCAGAAAAAGCACAGCAGAAATACAATGACGCTGTTTCAAAATATGGGGCAGACTCAACAGAGGCGTCAAATGCAGCGGCCACACTGGAGATAAAACAGACAGAGCTTGCAAATGCGAATGAAACCCTGTCTCAGCTGCAGGAGGGAACAACTGCGAATGTAAGACTGTATAACAAAGCGTTGCAGAACGAAGACGGCAGTATGAAGTCGTTGCGCGAAACCATGGATTTTTTGCGTGAAACCATGGGCGGAATGACAGAAGCAGAACAGACGCAGGCAGCGACGGCCATTTTCGGAAAAGAAGCCATGAGTGGAATGCTCGCGATCATCAATTCTTCGGATGAAGATTATCAGAAACTTATTAAGAACATTGATAATTGCGACGACGCAGCTCAAAACATGGCGGAAACCATGCAGGACAACCTCTCTGGACAGATTACAGCTTTACAGAGTGCTCTGCAGGAGTTGGCAATTGCGTTCGGTGAGATTTTAATGCCGTATATCAGAAAAGCAGTTTCAGTGATCCAGGATTTCGTGAAGAAGCTAAACGGAATGAGCGAGGGACAGAAAAAGATAGTCGCGACAATTGCGCTGATTGTGGCCGCGATCGGACCGTTGCTCATAATGATCGGGAAAGTTGCGACCGGAATATCTGCAATTACGGGACTGTTTTCTAAGATGAAAACATTGACAACGATAACGAGCATACTTGGAAAAGTAAAAGGAGCTTTTACAGCTCTGTTCGGCGTTATAGCTGCAAACCCGGTTATCGCAGTCATAGCCGCGATCGTAGCCGCGCTAGTGCTGCTGTACACAAAATGTGAATGGTTCCGTGACGGTGTAAATGCTGTTGTACAAAAGATAGTATCATTTTTCACCGAGACAATACCGCAGGCATGGAGCACATTAATGGAATTTCTCTCAGGAGTTCCGGAATGGTGGTCCGGGATCTGGCAGCAGGTATCGGATTTCTTTGTAGGAATCTGGAATGGGATCATAACATTCTTTACGGTAACAATACCGCAAGCCTGGGATAGTGTTACTACATTCTTTGCAGGCATTCCGGCGTGGTGGTCTGGAATCTGGCAGCAGGTATCAGATTTTTTTACGAACATCTGGACAACCATGATGCAGAATCCGGTTATATCCGGAGTCGTAACAACGATCACAACATTGTGGCAGAATGCAGTCACTACACTGCAGGGAATCTGGCAAGGTCTTGTCACTATTGCGCAGGGCGCCTGGGAGTTGCTGAAAAATACAATTCTCGCGCCGGTCATTTTACTGATCGACCTGGTAACAGGAAACTTCGAGAAGTTAAAAACAGACGCAACAAACATCTGGACAAACATCCAGAACGCTGCAAAGACAATATGGACCGGTATCAAGCAGGTAATTTCAACACTTGCGCAGGGACTTGTTACTGCAGTAACAACGATGTTCACAGGATTCAAGAACACCTTATCACGGATCTGGACCGCTGCATCTCAGGCAGCGTCAAAAGCCTGGACATCAATCAAAAATTTTGTTGTAAACGCGGCAGAAAATTTGAAAGAGAGAGCATCAGACTCAATTCAGACTCTGAAAGAGAATGCGTCAGAATACTGGGACAATATCAGGTCAAACACTTCGGAAACCTGGCAGAATGTCAAGGAAACCGTTATAGACTACGCGAGAAACATGAAAGACTCAGCAGTAGAAACATTCAGAAGCGTAGTATCAGGAATATCCAGCGCACTGTCTGGCGTGTATTCAGCAGTCGTGAATGGATTCTCCGGAGCAATCGGTTACATTACAAGCCTGCCAGGACAGGCGATCAGATGGGGGCAGGATTTCGTGAACGGAATCGCAAACGGGATCCGCAGCTGCATAGGAAATGTCACATCTGCAGTATCAAGTGTAGCCAACACAATCAGATCATGGCTGCATTTCTCAAGACCGGATGAGGGACCGTTGCATTATTATGAAGACTGGATGCCAGACTTTATGCAGGGACTCGCAATCGGAATTGAAAAAAGCCGTGGACTGGTAACGGATGCAATGAAAGACGTACAGATGAGTCTGCAACTGGATACAAGCTCACTGAAAGACGCAAGTGATCCGAGCAAAACGGATTTCGCTGGAATTACCGGCATGTTAACACAGCTCATCCAGGTAATGAGCGCCGGACAGGATATTTATTTTGACAACCGCGAATGGGCTGGAAAACTTGCTCCGGCGATCAATAATGAACTTGGAAGAATAGCAAGGGAGGCAGCTTACAGATGAACAATGTATTGACAATAAAAGCAACGATCACTGTTGAAAGTTCTGGGAAAGTTATAGATACATTAGCAGACTGGGGCTGCGCAATTGGCAATAATGATTATATCGGGGAACCAGAGGTAGAGACGTATTTCATTGATGTCCCAGGAGCTGACGGTTTTCTGGATGGATCAGAAGCAATCACCGGCAGACCAGTATATAAATCAAGGGAAATTGATATTCTGTTCGGAGGTAAGAAGCCACGCGAAGACTGGGACAGTTTTATTTCGAATATTCGAAACAGACTGCATGGTAAAAATATAAGGATAACATTTTCAAACGATCCAGCATATTACTGGACCGGAAGAGCGTACATAACAGATTTTGACCGGTCAAGAGAGATCGGTCAATTTCATTTAAGCGTTCCGAAAGCAGATCCTTATAAATATTCGCTTGCTGACTCAACGGAGGAATGGCTCTGGGATCCGTTCGACTTCGAAACCGGAGTGATAGATCAGGGAGCTGGGATCACAATATCTGGATCAGGATCATATACAGTATATTCTGGAGATGTAGCAATCGTTCCGGTGCTGAATGTAAAAAGTATTGGATCAACAGGACTAAAGGTGACAGCGTGCGGAGAAACCTACACTCTGACACTGGGGAGAAATCGCTTTCCAGATATTGTTGTATACGGATCTGACGTAACACTTGAATTTGCCGGATCAGGAACACTGGACATTGTTTACAGGAGGGGATCATTGTAATGTACAAAATTAAATTAGATGGCAAGATCCTGTATTATCCAGGAGACCGGGAGGCAGCAGTTATCAATCCGGAGCTGGACCTGCAGACAGGATATGCAGGAGAGTTAACCCTGAAAGTACCGGCTTTAAATCCTCTGTACAATGATATTCATAACAGAAAAAGCATGATTTCAGTGTACAGAGATAAAACAGAAATCTTTTACGGAGAAGTCCGCACAAGAGAAAAAGACCGGTTTAAAAATCAACCGATTAAAGCAACCGGAGCGTTGTCGTTCCTGGCAGATACGATTCTGCCGCAGCAGGAATGGCACGACATGTCGCCCAGGGAAATGTTAGACGCGTGGCTACAGCTGCACAATAATCAGGTTGAGGACAGAAAGAAAATCTATATCGGGGTTGTTACAATCCATGACAGTAATGACTCTCTGTACAGGATAACTGACAGAGAAAACACCCTTGAAGCGATCAGGGAGAAACTGGTTGATCGCCTGGGCGGATACCTGAGACTCAGACACGAAGAAGACAAGCTATACCTTGACTGGATAAATATACAAGAATACGGCAAGTATTGCGAACAACCAATTCAATTCGGAGAGAACCTGCTTGATTACTCAGAGACAATGACTGCCGACGATGTTATCACAGCTCTGATCCCGCTGGGGACAGCAATCGAACAGGAAACAGACGAAAACGCATCCGAATTTGAACGCCTTGAAAAGAATGTGGACATTACATCCGTAAACGACGGAAAAGACTACATATACAGCAAAGAGGCGGTAGAAAGTTTCGGATGGGTGTGGAAAACAGAGAAGTGGGACGATGTAGCAACGCCAGCGAACCTCCTGAAAAAAGCAACAGAATATCTGACGACGCAGCAGTATGAGAACCTTGTCATTTCCCTGACTGCAGTGGATTTGTCATTGTTTGGCCAGGATTATGATTCTTTTGATATAGGAGACCGTGTGCTCTGCAATGCAATTCCGTATGGAATGAAAAAAGTATTGCCGGTTATGGAAATGAAAATCCCATTGCAGCAACCAGATCAGGCGCAGTTGACACTGGGAGAAAATCTGCAGCAGTCTTTCACAGATCAGACTACTGGGACATTTACTCAGATCCGGCAAGAAACAACAGAGGCTGGAAGAGTTCAAGCGTCTTGGATGAAATCCGCAATTGATAATCTTACGAAACAAATGACGGGAGCAAAAGGCGGATACAAACTCACAGAATTTGATGAAAACGGTCTCTGGCTTCGGGATCTGTACATGGATGCACCGGACAAAGAACAGGCAACAAATATACTACAGATAAATAAAAACGGAATCGGCGGATCTCACAATGGATATAACGGCCCGTACACGATCGGAATGACACTGGATGGCCAGATTATAGGAGAGAGAATCCTTGCCGGTTCTGTTAAAACAGAAGCACTCTCAACAGAGTGCAAAAACTACATTGAAACCAAAATATCAGATGGAGACTCTGCAAATAAAACAGCGATTCTGAAAGAGGTCACAACATCCCTGAAAGCCATGGACGGAAAGATAACTCTTTCTGTTTCGAGTTTGGAGCAGCAGCTGGAGAGAAAATCCGGAAACTGGTACGGAAATTATGAACCAACATCCGAAAACAATCCGGCATCTGCCTGGACGACAGACGAATTGAGGCAGGAACACGAAAGAGATCTCTTTTTCAATACCACAACCGGATATGCGTACAGATACACATACAAGGTTCCCGGATTAAAGATCACGTTTTCATCAAACTCCAGAACTGAAAACGTAAATTACGATTATGTAAAGATTTATTATAGTGATAACGGAACGATGAAACTTGCAGCAAAGTTGGGAGGAACTGACATTGCTGGTGCATCTGTTTTCGTCCCATCGGCAGAGTTCTATGTGTACTGGCATACGGACGGCTCAAGCGACAGTTTCTATGGCTTCACTATAGCATCAGTTTCCGGAGCAACCGGAGAAGCAACAGGAACCGCTGAGAGTCTGCCGAGCTACACTGCAACTGAACTGGCGAAAGGAACATATCCGGAAAGCCCGAACCATGGAAGTTATGGAAACAATATAAATCTGTTGTGGAAATGTTCTGGAACAACATCAGGAAGCAAAACAGCATCCTGGGAAAGAATCCAGGATCAGGATATAAGCGTTGCAAAAGCTCAGGCGGATGCAGCACAGACAACAGCAAACACTGCAAAGAATACAGCTGACACAGCGAAAAGTACGGCCGAAACTGCAATATCAAGGATTACAGTTGCAGAAAACTCGATTACGTCAGAGGTTTCTCGCGCAAAAGGTGCAGAAAGCGCTCTCGGATCCCGAATCACTCAGACAGAGACGGAAATAGAGTCGAAAGTATCCGCTGGAGAAATTGCATCATCAATAAATCAGACCGCACAGTCAGTAAAGATCAATGCTTCGAAAATAGATTTCAACGGAATCGTAACGGCGAACAGCTATTTTAAGATTTTAACAGATGGTTCAATGGAATGCATTAGCGGCAAAATAGGAGGATTTTGGATTGATTCGACTAGCCTGTATGCATATGCAACAGGAAACTACAAAATGGAAATAAATTCGTCTGAAAAGAAAATGAGAATATCAGACGGTTCGGTTTATCATATTTCGCACAAAGGAACAAATAGAAATACAGTAGTAATTGGAGGTGCTACTACAACAGCACTGTTTGGCGATATTGATTGCGGTGATGGTGATTTTGACAGCATCAAGACGCAATCAATAACAGCCACAACAGCATCAAGCTTCAACGCTATTTCATCATCGTCAACTATAACTGCAAGAGGAAAGATAAAGTCGAGTTCACATATCGAAGCGTCAGGACATTTCTATAACATTGGATCCGGAAATGATCTTTCAGACTTGAGTGTCAGAGGAACTAAGAAAAGAATATTTGACACAAAAGACTATGGAATGCAGGCGTTTTATTGTTATGAGATGGCATCACCTATTTTTGGAGATATAGGAAAAGCAACGATATCTGACGACGGGACTTGTCTGATTGATCTTGATGATATTTTACAGGAATCCATAAATGCAGAGATTACATATTATGTATTTCTGCAGAAAGAAAGTGATGGGGACTGTTGGGTGGAAGAAAAAGCGCCAACACATTTTGTGGTAAAAGGAACGCCGGGGCTAGAATTTAGCTTCGAGATAAAAGCAATGCAGACAAATTATGAACACATGAGATTCGCAGATGCAAGCGAAACAGCATACGACAGAGCAGTTGAAGAACTTGATTTTGACTATACAGCGGAAGAAATAGAAATATCCGAGCCAGATTATGAAACTGAATTGGGAAATGACAGAGTAACCATTATTAATCAGATGGAGGCAGCAGCATGAAAAAAGTACTGACGAGTTTTATGAATTTATCAACCGGAGAGGGAAGCAGAATCGCATTTACTTATTCCGAAGTTGATGAAAAAACAGGAAACATTATTAGCCAGAATAACAAAGGAAACTTTCTGGTGATGAACACAGAGGTACAGGGACACTTGGATGCAATTAAAGAATATATTGCAACAGCACATTTGAAATAGGGAGGGATAAGAAATGAGCGAAGCTAAAGAAACAGAAAGAAGCATGAAAGAAGATACACCAGAAGAGAAAAAGGTGTCCGAATCGGACACCCCAGAAGTACTGCCTCTTGGAGCAATCCTGGATAAGAAAACAGAAGAGCTTCGGAACGTGATATTTAAAGAAATGGCGCAGGGTGGAATCCCTGCCTCATTAATGGATTATATGCTCACATCTATTCTTGCAGAGGTAAGAGATCTTAAAGCAAAGGAATACTCAAAGCGCATTATCGGTAAGGAGGAATAAACGTGGCTGATGTAAAAAAATATACGAATCAGATCGCAAAGGCCCAGAAAGGCAGAGACGTCCGTGATGCAATCGTCAATGCGATTAATGAGGTATCAGACGAAAACAACGAATATAATCAGGTAAAAGCTGACATTCTTTCAGCACAGTCTGATATTGCGGAGAAAGTAACAAAGAACGAACAGACAGAGCAGACATTTGCAGCAGATGTAAAAAAGGCAGAAGAGTTAAAACAGGGACTTGATACAGACATCACCCAGGGAACGGCGCTCAAGAGCCAGCTGGATACTGCTGTTGAAACGGCAGACACCAGTAAAAAGAACCTGGACGCATCAAACGCAACTGCAGGACAGACAAAAACTGCTTTAGATGGATCAGTCAGCAACGCACAGACTTTAAAACAGAGCCTTGACTCAGATATTACTCAGGGAACAACACTGAAAACCGATTTAGAATCTGACATCACACAGGGAACGGCACTCAAGAGCCAGCTGGATGCTACTGTTTCTACTGCGAATACAACAAAGAAAAATTTAGATGATTCCAACATGGCAGCAGGCAAAACCAAGACCGCCCTGGATACATCAAACACAACAGCAACCAAAACAAAAACAGATCTGGATGCAACAAATAAGACCGCAACCGAAACAGATGCAACATTGAAAAAAACAATTGCTGATATGGATGATCCGCAGACAGAAGTGGGTGCGATCATAGAGTCCGCAAAAACCGAAGCTAAAAAAGCAACGGAAGCCGCAGACGCTGCGACAGCTGCGACAAAAGCCTTGACAGCGCAAACAAATCACATAACATTTCAGATGAACTCCGAGGACGGAGGACTTGACATTGTTTATACAGAATAATTAGAACTTGTAGCAAACCTGCAGGTTCTTTTTATATACAAAAATAAAGGAGGAACAAACAGAAATGGCAACAGGAGACCAGACACTCATTAATTTCCCACGCGAAAGCACTATGAAAGAAATTTCACAGGCATTGCAGACAATGGCACTCACCCAGGCAGCAAACATGGAGAATTTATCAGACTGGGCGAAATTCAGCGGACTTTCCAGAAACGGGATGATTCCAAAGATTTTAAATTATGGAGATCAGATCCTCGAAAAATGGAAAGACACTACAGCAAATCAGGAATACGACTTCCCGTGGCAGTACACACATTCTGAAAATGTAGAGCTGGAGGACGGAGAAGTCATTCCAGGAACATTCCTGGAAGCACATTATACAACCCCGTTCGGATTACAGTTTAGTAACCGCGCATTCTTACGTTGTCCGGATGGACTGGCAGCAGGAACTTATCATTTGATGCTGCAGCAGAACTGGGGAAACAATGCGAAAGCAAACACATACTGGCAGTTTACTCTGACTAAAGACGTACCAACAGGCGGATCCGTATACGGATTTACACAAATGCCAGACGTTGCACCGAGTAACTGGAAAGCAACCTCTTACGCTGCAGATGGAATCACCACAATTGAAACCGTTGCAGTTACATCAGGATCAGACGGAACAGATCTGGGAACTATGCAGTATGCAACCAGAAACGGAAACCTCAACAGTATGCAGGAATCAGCATACGGCTGGAATCGCTGGAAATATTCAGCGGCCCGTCAGTGGCTCAATTCAACACAACCAAAGGGCAAATGGTGGACAAAACAGGACGACTGGGACATTGCACCGAGTCAGTTAGCCACAAAAGACGGATTCCTCTGCGGAATGCCTGCGGATATGCTGGCAGCATTAAAGACGGTCAAAGTAACCACACTTGCGAATACAGTTAATGACGGTGGCGTGACAGATATCACATACGACAGAGTGTTCCTTGCATCCATGTCTCAGATGAACGTCAACATGAGCAAAGAGGAGGGAGCAGTTCACGAATATTGGCAGCGGAGAACAAATTCCAAAACACCAATTGAACCATGGAAAACTTATCCGATTATGATTAGATATTCAGCTGCGAACCACACATCACCTCAGCATGTGTTTTCTCGTTCAGCTAACCGTGGCGGCGCTATCAACGTCATGTTTGTGTACACCAGTGGCTACGTCAACTACACGAACGCTTGGTACTCGAATGTGTATGCCCCGCTTGTTGTCGTATAATCAGCAATCAAATAATCCCTGCACCCGCGGATGCAGGGATAGAAAGGAAAAGAAATGGCAGTTAAAGCAGGTGAGAGAAATGTACCGGACACACCGCAGAATAGACAGTTAAATGCAGTATGGTACGCAAGAGAGCTGGCGGTCTACACGATTCAGATCTGCAAGAATAAAAAGGTATTTCTTCCGGAATATCAATCCGCGCTCACAGACGATATTATCCGGACTGCGAAAGACATTTATATAAATGCCTGGACCGCAAACAACATCCGGGTAACAGAAAAGAATAAGAAAGAATTGTGGGCCTGGAGAAGCAAACTGCAGCGCCAGTCGATTCTGGATTGTAACAACTTACTTGCGCTGATCGGACTTGCACACCCGCTCTTTCACCTGAAAGGCAAAAGGATAGAATACTGGTCAGAACAGACGCTCAAAGTTAGAAACTATATCAAAAAATGGCGAGAATCTGACGTAGATCGGTATTCATAAATATATGGGACGTAGGCTATCACCTCAGAATGTGTTTTCTCGTTCAGCTAACCGTGGCAACGCTAACAACGTCATGAATGTGAACACCAGTGGCAACGTCAACAACACGAACGCATGGAACTCGAATGTGTATGCCCCGATTGTCTTCCTAAAAGCATTATGGTTATTGCATAGCAATGATCGCCTTGAAGATATAGACAAGGAGCCGAAATCCCTGGCATAAGCCTAAACAATACCGCGGATAATCGAAAGAGACAGCGCGTGACTCACATATGAGCCTGCCAGCGCTGAGAAACTGCGGAATACAAAAGATGAAAGACTATATAACAAGTTATGACAGCTTGTACGAATCCATGATGAAGTGTAAGAAAGGAGTAACCTGGAAGCCCTCTGTTAAATCATTTGTATTGAACGGAGAGGAAAACATACTCCGCATGAAACACCAGCATCAGGACGGAACCTGGAAAAATGGAAAGCCTAAAACAGTTTTGGTTACATATCCAAAACGCCGGGAAGCCTTGAGCATTCCGTTTAAGGATCGCATATATCAAAGGAGTATCAACGACAACTCCCTTTACCCTCAAATGACACGGGGATTTACTTATGCAAACTGCGCCTGCCAGACAGGAAAAGGAACAGATTTTGCAAGGGGATTGGTCAAAAGATACTTATGGAATTATTTCTGCAATTACGGTCTGGACGGATGGATAGTTCAAATTGATATTCACGGATATTATTTGAATATGCGCCACAGTGACGTAGAGAACCAGATCGCAGACAGAACAGACAAAGATACGACAGAAATGTCGTGCGGAGTCTTACGGGATCAGTACGCTGGAGAGACCGGATACAATCCGGGATCACAGATGGTCCAAATCGCAGGCATCTCTCTTTTAGATCCTGTCGATCACTATATCAAAGAACAGCTGCATGTAGAATATTACATAAGATATATGGATGATTTCTGGATCCTTGTTCAAACAAAAGAAAAGGCGGAGGAGGTTTATTCCGGGACAATAAAGAAACTCCGGAAATATGGCCTGGAGATAAATGAAAAGAAATCCCGCATGACACCGCTTAGAAAAGGATTCACTTTCCTGGGTTTCGATTACCGGTTAACAGATACAGGAAAAGCGATTATGACACTAAACTCAGACAGTGTAAAGCATGAGAGAAGAACCCTTGTAAGAATGGTACATAAATCTCAGAAAGGAAAGCTGGATGAAAAGAAAGTGGACGAACATCACAACTCCTGGGAAAACAATGCTGACAAAGGTAATTCGTACAAAATGATGCAAAGAACAAACGAATACTTAGAAAAATTGAGAAAGGGTGAAGATCATGGAAGTAAGAAAAATGTCTCAGACTCCTGCAGAAACAGCGGAGGACGAAAACCTCAAAGCAACCGTGGAAAAGCAGAAAAAGGTTATCGAAAACCAGAAAGTAACAATTCAGTATCTGGCAGCAATGACAGACGTGTACATTCCGGAAGAAGAGGAGGAGATCGAAGATGAAAACAATCTTGCTGAGAATGAAGAAAATTTATAATCACGAAGCCTGGCTGAAAATGGTTGAGCAGGCAAAGGAGCGCGGAAAGCTCAGCGACGAAGAATATCAGGAGCTTGTTTCCATGGACGAAACGGAGGAAGAATGACAAAGTTACAGATTATATCGAAACTCTGGTCCATCGTCTTTGATCTGGTCCTGCTTGCTAACGGACAGAGCGATAAAACTCTACAGGAAATCGAAAAGGACATTGATCTAGTAGAATTTAATTGCCGCAAATATGCGGACATTGACGATGATGAATTGCCAGAGAATATAAGAGCAGAACCATTAAAGGACACATTACCTTTTTAGTATACCGGATAAGCGGAGAAAGGAAACAGAGATGGAAACAGTCATTTCAGCTTGTATCAGTGCAGCGGTAACTCTTGCGGTATGCCTGATTAGCAACAGCAGTCAGCAGGAAAAAACAAGGGCGCTGATGGAATATAAAATCAGTGAACTCACTGAAAGAGTAAACAAGTATAATAATACAATTGAACGCACATTTGAGCTGGAGCGCCGAATGGATGTCCAGGAGGAACAGATCAAAGTTGCGAATCATAGAATTGAAGATCTTGAGAGAACAGAAAGGAAAGGTGAATAAAAATAACAGTAGATCAGATTATGAACTATGTAAAACCAGAACTCATTGTTGTTGCAATTGTGCTGTATTTTATCGGAGTATGGCTCAAAAGCGTGACAGAAATCAAGGATAAGTACATCCCGTTTATTTTAGGCGGAATTGGAATTTTACTTTGCGTCCTTTATGTGTTTGCAACAAGCACCTGCAGCACCGGCCAGGACATTGCAATGGCGATTTTTGTTGCAATCACGCAGGGAATTTTAGCTGCAGGTCTTTCTACATACGTTAACCAGCTTATCAAGCAGGCAAATAAGGAAGAATAAAGCAAGGGGGATGCGTAAAGCATCCCCTCTTTTGTGGAGGTAAAGAGATGTTAAGAATTATGGGACGGGCTAAAGCTACAGTGGAACAGCTTCGGAAATATATTAAAAAAGTAAATCCGCAGGCGAGTGACGCTGTTACAAAATTACCTGCTATATATATTGCAGAGGGAGAGCTGGAGGGTGTCCGGGGAGATATCGCATTCGCACAGAGCTGTCTGGAAACCGGCAACTTTACATTCGCCGGATCTGCAGTAACGTTCGATCAGAATAATTTTTGCGGTCTGGGTGTAACGAAAAACGGAATGAAAGGCAATAGTTTTGATACACCGCAGAAAGGAGTACGCGCACAGATTCAGCATCTGAAAGCGTATGCTTGTACTCAGAGATTAAATGGAACTTGTGTGGATCCACGTTTTACTTATGTTGATCGTGGCTGCGCAGAATATGTGGAACATCTTGGGATCCAGGAGAATCCAGCTCACAAAGGATGGGCCGCCGGAAAAAACTACGGTCAGGAAATTATCAGAATCTTAAATACAATCATGGACGAAGAGGAGGAAACCGAAATGAAAATTAATACATCATTAATCAGTAATAACAACAGCTATGCTGGACAGGTGCCGAAGTACATTGTGATTCACAACACAGATAATTATGCTGCAGGCGCGGACGCCCACGCCCATGCAAAAGCGCAGCATGACGGGAATTTTTCGGGATATTCCGCACACGTCTTTGTTGACGACAAAGGAGCATATCAGGCACTCCCATATAACAGAGGTGCGTGGCATGTGGGCGTAAACTATGGCGGCCGTTTGTTTGGAGTGTGCAGCAATCACAATTCAATCGGCATCGAAATGTGTGTGCAGTCAGGATACAATTATGAGAAAGCATTCCAGAATACTGTAAACGTGTGCAAGCAGCTCATGAAACAGTATGGAATCGACGCGGATCACGTTCTGCAGCACTATGATGTGTGTGCAAAGAACTGCCCGTCAGCAATCCGGGCAAAGGGAGACTGGAACAGATTTAAACAGCTGATCGGAAGCTCCGAGACAGTAACTGTAGAGAAATATTACAGAACACGAAAGACTTGGGAAGACAGCAAGAGCCAGATCGGGGCATATAAGAGTCTTGAGAATGCCAAAAAAGAATGGAAGCAGGGTTACACAATCTACGATTGGAACGGAAAAGCAGTATATCCAAAAGCAACAGAAAAGAAAACTGCAGATCTTACAGGAACTATTAGCACACAGCTTCCAGTCATTCAGAGCGGATGCACTGGTACAGCGGTGCTCATGTTACAGGCAGCTCTGGGAGTAACGGCAGACGGAAGTTTTGGAAATGAGACGGAAACAGCTCTGAAAGCATTCCAGGAGAATACAAAAATTATTGCAGACGGAATCTGCGGAAAAGACACATGGGTAAATATCTTCACACATGCACAGGTGAATACTTTTAAATAAACAAATTAGTAGTAGTAACTGGTAGCAACCTACAGGAAATCTTGATTCTAAGACCAGTGATGAGGTAATCGCTCTGCTTAAGATGA